TCGACAACCACGACCTGAAGCTGAAGGTGTTCAAGGAGCGCGAGCGCAAGCCGGGCGCGCAGCCTGCGGCCAGGGCGGGCGGCACCACGTCGAAGTCGCCGAAGTCGAAGAACCTGGCGCGTCTTGACCCTGATGGCCGGTACAAATGCTACAAGGTCGTCCACAAGGGCGACACCCGCGGCAGCACATGGGAGTCGACCGTGTTCGCCGTCGGCCTCGACAAGAGCGTCCCCGCAGCAACGGCGGTGGCCTGATGGACCAGGCATCCGCGGCGGCGCTCGAGCGCGAGCAGGAACTGGCGACCGATACCGAGGACGCATCGGCGGCGGCGGCGCGCGCCGAGCGACTGGAGACCCACACGGCTCTGCCGGGCATCGTGCAGGAGTTCTTCCCCGCGACACAGACCGTACGGGTGAAGCCCGCGATCCGACGGCTCTGGATCGACGACGGTTGGAAAGACCTCCCCGAGTGCGTGGACGTGCCGGTGCAGTTCCCGCGCGCGGGGAACTTCGTGCTGACCTTCCCGGTGGCGGCCGGCGACGAGTGCCTGATCGTCTTCGCCGAGCGGGCGATCGACAACTGGTGGCATGCCGGCGGCGTGCAGGAGCCGAGCGAGTTCCGCCTGCACGACCTGTCAGACGCGTTCGCGATCCTGGGGTTCACATCGAAGCCGCGCACGCTAAACCCGCCGCCGGCGGGCGACGCCAGTGAACTGCGCACGCTCGACGGCACGACGGTGATCCGCCTGAAGGCCGGCGCGGTCGAACTGGGGGCTGACGCGGTCGCGCTGATCCCTTTGCTCGATGGCGTCGTGCACGGCCGCGGCGTCGACCCCTTCACCGGGGCCCCGTATTACGCCCTCGGCAACACGTCCTCTATCGTGGCGGCGAAGAAATGAGAACGCGATGCCGATAGTTGGCCAGGGCCCGGTTCTTGGCGCGGCGCTGAAAGCGGCGGTGGATGCGTCACCGCGGCCGCGGTAGCGTCGGCCGAGCCCGGCCATTGTGACGCCATGTTCCACGCGATGGGCGAGGCCATCGTCGCGTTCCTGCTCGCGAACGGAGACGTTGCAGTGCTGACGGGCCCAGGCGCTCCCGGGACGGGACACCTACTCTAATGCTCGTCGTCCCCTTCACGTCCGATTACGACCAGCGCTTCATCACGCAACTGGGCGACGACAAGTTCGCGCTAGACGCGCGCTGGAACGAGCGCGGGCAGGCGTGGTCGTTCGACCTTACCCGCGACTCCGACGGCGAGGTGCTGCTGGCCGGCGCGCCGCTGCTCATCGGGCAGGACCTACTGGCGCCCTACGCGCTCGGGATCGGTGGCCTGCTGGCGACGGACCTCGACAGGAAGGACAGCGACGCGGGGCCCGAAGACCTCGGCACGCGCGTGATCGTCGCCTACCTGACCCCGGACGAGCTCGCCGCCATCAAGGCAGTCCTTGGGCCGGAGGGCGCCAGCATCGTGGCGAGCGGCGCGGTGCCACCGCCGCCGAGCTCGCCGAGCATCCCGGCTGGGTCTCCCGGCGGCCCCGGGCTGCCGCCCGCCGGGACCACGATCGTCAACACGACCGTCAACAACATCAACCTGTCGGGCGCTGGATTCGGGCAAACGGTCGATCTGAGCGACGACAGCGGCGACGAGGTCCTCATCTTCCGGGACATCGGCATGGCGAGCCTGAACGCCACCATGGCACTGGTGGCCGGCATCCTGGCGAGCGGCACCGGCACCGTGCGGATCTACACGGGCGGAACGTATGAGGCGATCGGCAGCACCGGCACACCAAGCGGCACGCTGCGCGATTCGGCCGCTGTCAGCGGCGCCGGAGAGAACATCTACGACCTCGACGCCACGTTCGCGAACCCGGGCGGCCTGGTGCCGATCAAGATCACAATGCAGTCGGCTGCGCCGGCGACGACTGTCGGCGTGAGCATAATCCGCGGGAGCATGGGCTGATGGCCACGCAGCGGGTGAGACGCCTCGACGCCTCGAATGATGCCACATTCGGCAAGGGCAGCTCGAACTACGCCAGCGAGACCGAGTCGACCGAGCAGCGCCTTCTCTGCTATCTGCGGGGCAACGGTGGGGAATGGTTCATGGACACCGACCGCTTCATTCCGTGGATCCAGGCCGAGGAAAGCGACGTCAAGCCGATCCTGGGCGCGAACGGGCCGCGCGACCTGGGCTACGCCGAGGCGCTGGTGAAGGTTGGCATTCTTGGGATCGATGGAGTTGAGTCTCTAAGATCATTTGCCATGGCCTTCGCCACTGACACGCGCGGTCTCGCCATGAATGCCGTCATCCTCGACGACGACGGCAACCCGATCGTGTTGCAGCAGTTCGACCCGCTTGGTGGTGGCTGATGGCTGGTCCGACGATCGACGGGACCGGGTTCCACCTGCACGATTTCGGCAGCGTCACGGGTCTGCAGGGCTGGCTCGACGACATCGTCGACAGGTTCAAGTCCCGGTACGGCGACGACATCAACGTCGACCCGGAGTCGCCCGATGGGCAGTGGCTCGGCACGCTGGCAGAGATGCTGAACGACGCCGAACAGCGCGAGCTGACGAACTACCTCCAGAATTCCCCGTCGGGTGCCGTAGGTGTGGCGCTGTCGCGGATCGTTCAACTGAATGGCATCACCCGGAAGTCGGCCCAGGTCTCGACCGTGACGGTCACACTTGGCGGGACGCCGACGACGGTCATCCCGATCGGGTCCCTGTTCGACAACCCCGACGATCCCGACCTGCCACCGTTCGAGACCGCGGCCGAGTACATCATCGGCGGCGGCGGCACCGTGAGCGGGCAGGGCCTCTGTACCGAGGCCGGACCGTTTAATGTCGGCGCCGGCAAGCTCACCAGGCCGCTGACGGTGATCTCGGGCTGGGACACCGTCACGAACCCGACCGCCGCGGCACCGGGGCGCTTGGTGGAGCCGGACCCGATCCTGAAGGTGCGGCGCGCGGACTCGGTCGCGATGCCGTCACAGAGCATGCTCGACGGACTGCGGGCGGCGCTGGCGAATCTCGACGGTGTCGATGACGTTGAGGTCTACGAGAATTCTGGTAACAGCACAAACGCCCGCGGCGAGCCGGCGCACAGCATCCACGTCATCATCGACGGTGGGATCGACTCCGACATCGCGAACGCGATCTGGGTGAAGGCGAGCATGGGCGCGACGAAGGTGGGGTCCGTGTCGGAGATCGTCATCGACTCGCAGGGCAACGATCAAGAGATGCGTTGGGACGTGCCGGCCGACCAGGACGTCTACATCACCGTACACCTCAATCGAACGCCGACGAGCTTTGAGGAGGACTCAATCAAGGCCGCGCTGGTCGCGTTCGGGCAAGAGACCTCGCGCATCGGGAGAAACGTTCCGTGGGGTGATCTATTCTCGCCGATCAACGATCTAGAGATCACGGGCGGACCCGGCTTGCCGAGCGTCACGTCCCTTGCGCTTGGTGACACAGCGGGTCCCACGCTTCAGCAGGACCTCGTCGTCGTCTTCAACGCGCGCCCGCGCTACGACGCCGCGCGCGTCCTGGTGGTGTCACCGTGAGCATCGATCCGGAAAGCGGCGAGACGCTGCCCGACGACGCGACGTCGCCGTTCCCGAATCCGTGCGAGACGCCGATCGACATCGACGCGCAGGCGCAGAGCCGCGTGCTGATGCAGTACCGCGAGTCCACGAAGCTGCGCGGAACGATCACGGACATTGCGGAGTTATTCCAGGCTCTCGAAGACGTCGGCTGTCAGATCTCCACGCTGCGCGACATCGCCACGGCCACGGGTGTGAACCTCGACGACATCGGCGAGCTGGTCGGCGTGTCGCGCGTGCTGTCGAGCGGGACGTCGCTGAGTGATGCCAACTATCGCCTGCTGATCGCGCAGCGGATCCTGCGAAACAAAGCGATCGGGAGCGGGCCGGAATTCGTGGCGGCGCTGGAGTACGTGTTCGGCGCAACGCCGTTCTTGTTCCAGGACCTCGGACACATGGCTGTGCGCCTGTCGATCGGGACCGGTGCGCCGCCCTCGGCGGACCAGCTCGCGATCCTAAACAGCGAGGTGATGCCGAGGGCGATGGCGGTCGGCATCACGCGGATATGGTACGACCCCGCCAACTATTTTGGGTTCAGTGACGATGTGAATGCCGACGGCTTCGGCGAGATCGGCGACCCGCCGCCACCGGGCGGGAAACTCGCAGAACTCTTCGGCTGAGGAGACACCATGGCACGCGCAACAAAACCACCGAAACGAAATTCCTGGGCGAACGCCGCCGCGGGAAGCCCAGACATCGAAGAGTCAGCGCTCGTCGATACAGGGTGGACGCCGGCGGGCGTCATACCGAGTCGCGGCGAGTTCAACTTCGAGCAGCACCGATACGACGAGGCTGGCAATTACCTCATGCAGCGCGGGGTGTCGGACTGGGCAGCGGATGAGACCGACTACGACACCTTTGATCTCGTGCGGGCCAGCGACGGCAAGGTCTACATGCTGATCGGGACCGCGACGCCCGCCACCGCGCCGCAATCCGACCTCACGAACTGGCACCTGGTGCTGCGCGACAAGCGCCCGATGGCGGGCGAGACCGTCGCCGATCCGAGCGAGGTATTTTACAACGGGTCATCGGTCGAAAACCGTCCGGTGAGTGGCCGCGACGCGTTCGGCTTTCTTGCTGGCCGCACGCGCCTCTACGAGGAGAACTGGAACGACGCGGCCAGGGTGGTTGCAGGCGGCCTCAACGCGAACGGCAACGGTGCGTTCCTGGGGCCGTGGCGATACAGACTGACCGGCGGCTCGGGTTCATTCGAGAACATCCACATCTTCGCGCCCGGATCACCTGCGACGCTGCCCTATGGGTCTTATGCCGGCCTGAACGTCGGCGGCGTGCCGACCGGCGGGGCCTGCGCGCTGCTCGAGTACGCGCTGCCGATCTCATACTTCAATCAGACCCCGGTCTCGTTCGAGTGCATGTTCACGTTGAACGGCGCCACCCCGCCCCAGAACACGTCGTCATTCGCGATCGGCCTCGGAGACGGGACGCTGTTCAATGCGGCGTCCGTAGTGCCGATCAATGGAGGCGGAGCCGAACCCAGGGGGGCGTTTTTCGTCAAGGAGGCCGGCGGCAGCGTATTCGGAGTGTGGACGAGGGCGCCTGGCAGCCCGTCGGGCAGCGGCGTGTCGCCCGGAACCATCGCGCGCGACACGCACTATTACTACAAGTGTGTGGCCGTCGGCGAGAACGACTCGCCCGACGGAGACCCGCACGTGTACCACTTTCTCAACGGCGCGCTGATCCTCACGAGCGACGTTTCGATGGCGAATTGGACGCCCACGCCGTTCCTTCGAGTGACCGCGGACGGCGGTCCCGAGACGTGTTTCCTGAACGTTGGCCGGGTGCGCTGCCAGGTGAAGTTCGGCGAGGGCAGTCTGCTGATCTAGTTCGCGGGTTTGCAGACGCCAGCCGTACACGACATGCCGGCCCCGATGCACGGAGCGTTACACGCGCCGCAGTGGGTGTTGCTGTTATTGGTGTCGACGCAGGCGCTGCCGCACAGCATCCGGCCGGCGACCGAGCAGCCGCAGACACCATTCCTGCACGCGTCGGCACCGCTCGGGCAGGCGTTGCAGCCGCCGCAGTGGGCGATCGTGCCATCACCACCTAGCGGCATGCAGGCGTTTCCCGTGCACGTGATCTGGCCGGTGGGGCAGACCCACATGCAGACGCCGTTGCCGCACACCGTACCGCTCGGGCAACCGGCGCCGCACGGCCAGCCGAGCGTTCCCCCGCCGCCGCCTGTGCCCGCGCCCGAACCGCCGATCCCACCCGGCGCGCCCGCCATC